CCAAAGAGTTGGCCGACCTGCTTTATGTGACCTACGGGATGGCAGTGACGTTCGGCCTCCCAATCGATGAGGTATTCGAGCGGGTCCATAGGTCCAACATGAGCAAACTAGATGACGACGGTAAGCCGCTCTACCGGAAAGACGGCAAGGTCCTCAAGGGGCCTAACTACGAGAAACCAAACTTAGACGACCTATTCTAACTTGAGGGGCCAAGCGCCCCTCGCCTTCTAACCTAAGGATGTAACAAATGGCATACTATCGTGGGCGCATTGGCGCTGACCTTACCATCCCTGCCTTTGGTGTAGAGGACGTGTGGGACCCTGTTGCAAACAATGGGTCGCCTTACTTTGTCCTTGAGAAAGCCTTTGGGTGGGACCCTTACCGCCTCCCTACGTACGACCTGCAAGAGATCGTATCAGACTACGGCATCACCAATGAGACATACACTCAGACATACCCTGTGGACTACGTTGAGACCAACGACGACTTCACCGGGCAGGACATCAGCTTCGGTGCTACGGACCCCTCGTGGTACTCCCTGACGCCTGCTCCTAACGGCTACACCTACGATACCACCACACCCATCACCTTTACGGTAACCAGCCCGTACGAGCTTCAGAACCCCACTGAGACTACCTCTAGGGCTGCTAGTACGGAGCGGACGTGGGACATCACCAGTAATAGCCATACGGTAACGACTATTGAGCTGGTCAACCCTCCCGGCAGTGCAGTAACTAGCGCCGCTATCGGGGGCGACACACGTATCATCCAAGACCGTACCCTAGCCTACAAAGAGACACGAAACGCCACGGTAATCTGTAACGGATCAGCAACGGGATTTACGATTAATGAGAGCTCGGTCAACAACTACGGGTCCGGTCACGATGAAGACGAATATGGATCATTCCTGTTCGAGAACTCCGACGTGTCCGCACGCTGCTCGGCCATCCGAGTTACCGTAACCTCCGCCATCACCGGCGGTACAATGAGCTACAACCTGACTAACCCCTCTACCCGCTCGGTGGATGGTGGCTTCATATGGAACTCAGCAGAGCAGGCCGTCCACGGTGGCTCTAACGTGATTGGCGTTAAGACTACTGGTGGACAGGCGTTTAGTAACGGAACTCGCATTGACTTTGAGTTCGACATCCAGACCTTCGACGACCGCAACGCCGGTAACGACATCACCCACCTGTATGACATCACGTACGTCAAAGGTACGTCCACGGCTAACCCTGAGGTACGCCTCTCAAAGAAGGCTAACCCCGGTAACAACCAAGGGGCACCTAAGGGGTGTCAGATCGACGGCACAGTAGTATGGCCCTACTCGGTATATACGTTCAATAACAACCTCTCAGGGCATAACGCTAAGGCACTCACGAACATCTCAGGGTACTCGTGGATCACTGACACGCACGAATACCAGTCCTACCAGTACCCCGTTAAGACAATTAACGTGGTCGTGAGGCAGTCCAACGGTAACGTGTCGCCGATGGGCTATTCAATCACCCGGCCTGCTGTAGGCCCCGGCGGATACTACAACGGCCTGTCCACCCCTAGTTCTAATGTTAGCAGTGCGGTGCAGATTGACTTCACGTCTGGGCAGTTAGAGCCGGGTATGACGGTGGACCTAGAGGTTACATACGACAAGCTCGCCAATACAAACGCAGGCGTTGACTGGTCCAGCTACTATAACGCCTACATCAACGACGTGGACACTGCGTCACCCAAGCTGCGAGTTCTTGGCAATGGTAGCAATCCTATCGCACCTAACAACGCAGGCGTTCCCTCGGGCGCTATTATCAACTGTAACTTCTACAGCACTACCGACAACGTGGCTTCAGGGCATGGGGTGACAACCCTTGCTGCTAACACGAGCCTCCATGATCCGATAAACTTTGGATACAGCTTAGGTAACACCCTACCTACCTACGGCTGCTACGAGATCACTACGGTGGTACGTAACGGCTCAGGGCAGAACAAGACTTCTCTCACGACCACTCAGCTACCCCCGCTGGATGTCTATGGATACTACGACGCCTCGCAAGGGGTCATCGTGACCATGAATGATGGCAGCGGTCTCCCATACGATTGGGAGGTTCAGGTCACTGAGAAGTACAACACGTACCGTGACCTTGGCCTCAACCAAGACATCACTTCTGACTACACGTTCACTGAAGAGTACATCGATAGCTCATCCCCTGAGTTAGGTGTCTTCGTTGTAGTGACACGAAACGGCGGCGTCACAGGCCCTCCGAACAACACTTACATGAGAACCCGCTACTTCTGGGACCTAGATCCCGGCGGTCTTCCCATTGTCGTTCTCCTCAACCAAAACTTCTACAGGTAAAGATAACATGTCATTTAAAGACACCCGCTCGGAGATCGTTCACCGACGCACTTACTCACGCCCTCTCGACGAAGAGGCCGGACTATTCGAGACCCTCGAACAGACTACTGATCGTATCATCCAGCACCAACAGTGGCTGTGGGAGCGTGCCTTGGGCCGTGACCTTAACAGCGAAGAGCTAGACGAACTCGACGACCTCTACGACATCTTCTACTCCCTCGAAGCGTCCCCTAGTGGCCGAACACGGTGGCTCGGTGGTACTGAGGTTGCTAAGACCCGTGAAGCCTCACAGTTCAACTGTAGCTTCAACACTGTACGCACGCCTTCTGACGTGGTTGACGCCTTCTGGCTGCTCCTACAGGGCTGTGGCGTAGGCTTCTCCCCTGCTGTTGGCGTACTCCGTGGCTTCCACAAGCCGGTAGGTGTAGAGATCAAGCGGTCCCACCGGACTACTAAAGGTGGCCGTGAGACCACGAAGCTGCTGAGCCTGCCGATGAAGGGCCACTACACGCTCTCCGTTGGTGACAGCGCTGAGGCATGGGCTAAGTCTATCGGTAAGCTCCTGACACTCCCAGCGGACGCTGAGAAGCTGCTTATCGACTTCTCTGAGATCCGCCCCGGCGGTGAGCGGTTGTCTGGCTACGGTTGGATCAGTTCTGGCGACGGTACACTCGCTGACGCTTACGAAAAGATTGCTGGCGTACTCAACAACAGAAACGGTAACCTGTTGAACGAGTTGGATATTCTTGACTTGCTTAACCTTTTAGGTACTACTCTGTCCTCCCGTCGCTCCGCTGAGATTGCTCTGCTGGACATCGATAACGAGATGGCGCACGACTTTATCGAAGCGAAGAAGGATCACTGGATCGACCGCCCGTGGCGTGGACAGTCCAACAACTCCGTAGTCTTCTGGGACAAGCCCTCCCGCCTAGAGTTGGAAGGTGTGTTTGCCAAGATGATCGAAGCTGGTGGCTCTGAGCCGGGCTTCATCAACGGTGCTGCTGCGAAGAAGCGTGCCCCATGGTTTAAGGGCGTGAACCCTTGTGCCGAGATTATGTTGGGTGACACCAGTTTCTGTAACTTGGTGGAGATTGACCTCAGCAAGTTCTCGTTAAAGAACCCTACGATCCTCAAGGTTGTCCGTCTGGTGTCTCGTGCGAACTACCGCCAGACATGCGTGAACTTTAAAGACGGCGTACTCCAGCCCGGTTGGGATGAGTCCAACGACTACCTACGTCTGATGGGCGTCGGTATCACCGGCATCGCCGCTGCTAACCCCAGCGCAGAATACCTACAGGCTCTACGTGCGGCTGCACATGATGCTGCTCATGAGATGGCTGACGAACTGGGTCTCCCACGTTCCAAGGCAATCACCACGATCAAGCCTTCCGGCACTCTGTCCAAGGTCATGAGCACAACTGAGGGCGTACACAAGCCTCTCGGTAAGTACCTGATTAACAACGTAAAGTTCTCGATTAACGACCCTCTGGTACCCCGCCTCAAAGAAGCTGGTTACCGCAACTTCCCCGATCCGTACTCCCCTGCCGATGCAATCATCTTCAGCTTCCCCGTTGTGTGGGACACTGTGGATTTCGACAAGGTGGACGGCAAGGAAGTGAACCTTGAGAGCGCCGTTAAGCAGCTCGACCGCTACAAGCTGATGATGGACAACTACGTAGATCACAACTGTTCGGTGACGATCTCCTACGACCCCTCAGAGGTCAAGGACATCCTCAAGTGGCTGCTGGAGAACTGGGACACCTACGTGGGTGTTAGCTGGATCTTCCGTAACGATCCTACCAAGACCGCTCAGGACTTGGGCTACCCCTACTTGCCTCAGGAAGTCATCACTCAGGAAGAATACGAGGAATACGCAGCTACTCTTAGCGAAGTAAATCTCGACGCAACCGACCAGATGGATGACCTCGAAGACCCTGATTGTGCAACCGGTGCGTGTCCTGTTCGTTAAAGCGTAGACTATAAGGAAACATATAAGATGAAAACACCTTATATATCAATAGAACTCTTAGAGTACCTCAAGGGAACCTTCCCTAATACGGTTCCTATGTCGGATGACGTAGACCTCGGTATGGTGAAGAAGATGCAAGGCATCCAAACCGTCATCAACCTCCTTGAGGCAACCCATAAGAAACAACAGAAGATGGATTAAAGACATGGCTATTCCATACCTCGGCATTGCTGGAGGACTACTCTTAGGTGCTGCTGTTACTGGTCTAGCTGGTCGCTTCTTCGGCAATCGAGGTGGGGAGCAGGCGCAACAGCCTACCCCTGCCGTCCAGCCTCCTGCTCGTAATACAAGTAGTACCGCCTTCCGCCCCACGGCTAACCCCCAAGGCATCCAGCGTCCTACCTACCAGCAGTCCACAAGCTACAGATCGAGAGGGTCCTTTGGTGGGTCCTCTCCGATTGCCTCTGCCAAGCCCATCACGGTTGCAGCTCAGGCTGAAACAATTGCTGACAATATCACCTCCCTTCCAATCTTCACACCTACGGCCCCTGAGCCGGTGACGACGACAGAGAACTACCAGTCCGTTAAGCGGTTGGAAGTCAAGAAGTCGAAGGCGGGTGAGCAAACCCTTCGTAACCCATTGGACAAGGACCGTACGTCCTCAGCCATCCAGAGTGGTCTACCGTCCATCGGTGTCTCCTCTAGTGGCCCAGCGGGTATCCAACAGTCCGTACGCCCGATCAAGGGTATCGTAAATGACAAACGAGGTAGCAACTAATGCTCGGCCAATGCAAAGCCATCTACAATAAGCTCTCAGGCCAGCGTAACGTGTACCTCGACCGTGCCCGTGCGTTTGCTTCTGTGACCATTCCGTCTCTGATGATGGAAGAAGGTCACAACGAAAGCACTAAGATCCATACCCCCTACTCATCCATCTCGGCTGTAGGGGTCCAGAACCTCGCATCTAAGTTGCAGATGGCGCTGTTCCCGCCTAACCAGTCCTTCTTCAAGATGGACGTTGATCGCTTTACCCTCATGGAACTCACCGGTGGTGACCCTACGAAGCGTGCTGCGGTAGACGAACAGTTAGCTCACGTTGAACGTGCGGTGATGTCTGAGATGGAAAAGAACGCTATGCGGTCTCCCATCTTCGAAGCACTCCGGCACCTCATTGTAACGGGTAACTACCTGCTGCATATCGGCAAGGAAGGCGTTAAGGGTTACTCCTTGGATAAGTACGTGGTCACACGGGATCCTGAGGGTAACATCAAGCAGGTCATCATCAAGGAGGAGTTTCATATCGAGACCCTGCCTGAGGATGTACTGGCACTGACCTCCTTCTCAGCAGATGACAGCGGTGGCTCTAGTAAGCCCGTCTCCATCTACACTAAGTTCTACATCGATGGGAAGAAGTGGAAGACCTACCAAGAAGTCGAGGATGTTATGATCCCCGGCACCGAAGGCTCCTACCCTATCGATGAACCACCATTCATGCCTCTCCGTTGGACAGCTATTGCTGGCGAACACTACGGACGTGCTCACGTAGAAAGTTTCTACGGTGACATCCGTGCCCTCGAAGGTCTCTCTAAGGCCATCGTGGATAGCGCTACAGCATCCGCCCGTCTCCTCGTTCTGGTGAACCCTATGGGTACCACTGACGAAGACGACGTAGCGAAAGCCCCTAACGGTGCAGTCATTGCCGGCGGTGCAGATGACATCCAGTTCATGAAAGTTGATAAGGGCGCAGACATGGCCGTAGCATCCCAACAGGTGCAGCGACTAGAGATGCGTATCTCCCAAGCCTTCCTGAGTGAGCAAGGTGCTCTCCGAGATGGTGAGCGTGTAACCGCTGAAGAAGTACGGATGCGTGCCCAGCAGCTTGAGAACACCCTTGGTGGTGTCTACTCGGTACTGAGCAATGAACTCCAGCTTCCTCTGGTACGCCGCTTGATGGCCCAGATGACCAAAGCGAAGAAACTCCCAGAGCTACCTAAGGACGTGGTTGAACCTACCATCGTCACCGGTCTCGACGCTCTAGGACGTGGACACGACCTCAACAAGTACATGCAGCTTCTACAGGCTCTGTCTCCTTTGGGACCAGAGGCGCTCGGTAGGGTGAACATGGGTGATCTTGTGAAGCGTGTCGGTATCTCGCTCGGTCTCGAAATGGATGGCCTCATATATAACGAACAAGAAATCCAACAACAACAGGCACAGGCACAAGAGCAGCAAGCACAGCAGATGATGATGCAAGCAGGCGCTAACGCCGTGGGCCAACCCCAAGGATAATAAAATAACATGAGTACTGAAAGCGTAAGCGTATCTACCTCTGATCCTGTAGTAGAGCCAACAATGGAAGAGACACTCTCTGCCGTTGGTCTCGATGCTGAAGGCAACAAGGTAGGTGACGCTCCAGCAGAGCCTTTGCTAGGCAAGTTTCAGACCGTCGAAGATCTCGCCAAGGCTTACTCCGAATTGGAGAAGAAGCTGGGTAGCGGAGAAGTTCAAGCAGCTAAGTCGGTATCTGAGGATGACCTCAAGATCACCCCTAAGGCTACTGAACCTGAACACAGCGCAGCCGACATGGATGCACTGCTCAAGTCAGGGACGATCACCCAAGACATGTACAACACCTACGTAGCTGGCCAAGAGGCTGCTACCTCGGCGTTCCAGTCTGAGGTGTACTCGGCTGCTGGTGGCGAAGCTGAATATAATGACCTTATCGGTTGGGCAGCAGACAACATGTCTGAGGCTGACATCGACACCTTCAACGACCTTCTCAACTCAGGCAACACCTCAGCGGTGAAGCTTGCTGTATCTGGTCTCAATGCCCAGCGTGGCTCCTCAGGTGCTCAAGAGCCATCCCGCAACATTGCTGGTGGTACGCCTCCCTCTGCCGACAAATTCGATAATTGGCAACAGGTTCAGGCGGCGATGAGTGACCCCCGCTACAGCAAGGACCCTGCTTTCAATGCTGAGGTCGTAAACAAGATTGGTCGTTCTGGCCTGTAAACCACAAACGAAAGGAGGCACTCATGTGTACATCTTCCCCATATAACGAGTGTCTCCATTGTGGGATCAGTTTTACCCCTGTCCGTAAGGGTCATAACTACTGTGCTAAGAAGTGCGCTCAAAAGGCGTGCCGCACTGCAAACCCCGAAAAGCAGCGTGCGCAGAAGAGGGCGTGGTATAAGGCGAACCGAACGGGCGAGTTGGACAAGGTTTTCCAGCGTACATACGGCATCACCCTTGAGGAGCGAAACGATATGTTCGCAGGTCAGGACGGGCGCTGCGCCATCTGTGACGGCCATATGACTTTGGAGGGTCGCAAGAAAGATAGCGCACACGTAGATCATTGCCATACGACTGGCGAGGTTTATTCCCTACTCTGCAACGGGTGTAATACAGGGCTGGGTTCATTGGGTGAAAACCCCGTGATCCTCGCTAAGGCCATCCAGTATCTTACAGAAACCGGAAAGGTCCCCACACGATGAACATCTACACAGGACCATGGGCATACGCCCTAGATGACAAATCCGTACCGGCTTCGGTTCGGTTACGTAACTTGGGTGCCATTGGGTCCACTCGTGACAAACATGAGGCAAGATTTGGCGCACTCAGCGCTCAAGAACTACCTGCCTCAGATGGCTCCCAGTTACCTACTCCGGCGTTCTCCTCGATCTATGGGGGCGCTGCCTACTATGGCCATTACGTCATCCGACGTGCTGAAGTAAAGCCCGGTGTGACGACTATTGCCGCTATAATCGAGGCTTATTCCACCGGTAACGCTGATACGTACGGTAACACCGTAGTACGTGATAGTGGCCTTGGGATGTACGAGGGTATCGACCTTTGGAGAGATCCTGAGGGATACCTGAAGCTGTACCGAGTGATGATCTCAATGTCGAAATGGGAAGCAGGGGCTAGGTCCTCATCCGCTCCCGGCTACGATGCTTACATGACCGTCTACAACCTAGCTGATCAAGCAGTGGTGGACGAACTCTATTGGGGCATGGTTCACGGTTTACGTGAGGCTTGGCGTGACCAAGGGTACACCATTGAGGTGACCCCTGAAGAAGTATTCATTTACGAGGCACCTGAGGCTCCCGTCGAAGAAGACGAAGAAGAGCCGTCTGACCCTCTCATCAATGGCATGTCAGGCTGGCGTACAGTCATCTCAGGTGGCCTTGGTATCCTCGCTACATTCTTCTCCGCTGTGTTCGACATCTTTGGACTGGAGAACGCTGAGAAGCTCGGCAATGTCACCGCTCAGGTGTTCATCGGCCTTGCGATCCTCTTCCTCGTTTTGAAGTTTTGGAAGCGTATCGAACGCATTTTGAAGAAAGGGGTGAAGAGCCTTGGCTAAGATAATTAAATGGCTGGACCGTGTGTGGTCTGCCGCCCTGCTGATCACTCTTGGTCTCGCCGGTCTCCTCTGGTGGTCCAATAAGAACGCAGTAAACTCCTACAAGGACAACATCGATGAAGAAGCTAACACTCGTGGGCGACACGCTAACGATGCTGCTGCCGATGCTATGCGTCTTAGCCCTAGTGAGCGTGCTGAGCGGATGCGCAGTAAAAATTGGTGGCGGGATTGAAGCTGCCTGTGGGCAGTGGGATCCGATCTACGCAAGCAAAGTAGATAGTCTTGAGACTGTTGAACAGATTTACATGAACAACGTCAAACAAGAGGCTTTCTGTGATGGCGTATAAGCGTGACTACAAAAAAGAATATAAAGCCTCACGTACCCCTGAGCGTCGTAAAGCGAACATCATGCGCAAGCGTGCCAGACGCCTTATGATTAAGAAGAAGGGTGCAGCGGCGGTTCGTGGCAAAGAAGTTGATCACAAGAACCACAACACTAGCGATAACTCTTCGAAGAACCTACGGATCATTTCGAAAAAAGCGAACCGTACGAAGCAACCGAAGCGCAAGTAATTTCAGTCAGAGGGGCGCTGTATTTAAGCCCCTCATACGTGCTGCTCCTAGCAGGCGTAGCTACCGGATTAGTGCACACTCCCGGTAAAGAACCCGTCCGAAGACAAGACAAGCGATATGAGGCCCCTGCGGGGATAACCTTGAGGAAGTTGGCTGCTCTAAGCGCCGGGATCGATCCAAAAAACATTCCCTCCCCATTCGGGGACATACCCTATATATGAAAGGCCAATATCATGGCTCAGACTGACAACTACACCCCATTGAAGGTTGATACCTTTGCTGGCTCCGCTGGTACCCATAACTACGCTAACAACCGTGACCTCCTCCTCAAGGCGTTCTCGGGCGAGATGATCCGTCACTTCGATGAGAAGTTTGCTCTGAAGAACGGCGTACGCTCCATTTCCTTGAACGGTGGTATTTCTGCTCAATTTCCAGCAATCGGTCGTGCTTCCGCTGATACGTTTGTACCCGGTCAAGAGATCGTAGGTCAGACCATCGACACCGCTGAGAAGGTTGTCACCATCGACGACACAATCATCAGCTCCGTATGGATCCACAACATCGACCAGATGCTTACGCACTTCGAATTCCGTGGTGAGTACAGCAAGCAAATGGCTTCCGCTATGGCTCTGACCATGGAACGCAAGTTGTTCCAACGTGCCGTTGGCGTAGCTCGCTTGGGCGACCAGTTCAACGCTGCTTCCGTCGCTGGTATCGATGCTGCTACCGCTGCTGCTACCGGTAAGGGCGCTGGCCTCGTTGGTATGAACAACGCTGTAACTAAGCACGTCGGCACCGCTGGTGGCGCTGCTGAGCTTATCAACGCTGCGTTTGAAGCTGCTGCATACTTCGACATGGAAGACATCCCATACGAAGATCGTGCTCTGTACGTAGCTCCGTCTACCTACTACGCTCTGATCAACAGCAACGACACAACTGTCTCCAAGCTGCTGAACCGTGACCTGTCCACGAACGGTGACTTCGCTAAGGCTGAGTTGTACCAAGTTGCAGGCTTTAACCTGATCAAGACCAACCACATGGCGATCAACGGTACCGCTAACAGCAACACCGGTCCAGATGGCCGTACGCCAATGAACTCCGCTACTGGCGGCTTCGGCGACGATTACGCTATCAACGCTACCGACACGCTCGGCATGTTCATGCACTCCTCTGCCATTGGCATGATCAAGGCTCAGGACATGGTTACCGAGACTGAGTACTCTGTAGCTAAGCAGGGCACCTTGCTCGCTTCCAAGATGCTCTTCGGTTCCGACGTTCTGCGTCCTTCGGCTCTGTACGAAGTACGTAAAGCTGCTGACGCTTAAGTCATAAACTACCTTTCAAGGGGGGTCCTTAGCGGGGCTCCCCTTTTAAAATCAACCTAAGGCGGATACAATGCTTACACCATCTACCAAACTCGATGCAGTGAACAGTCTACTGACGGCTGTAGGCGAGTACCCCGTATCAAACCTCGTAGACGACATTGCCGAGGCACAGATTGCCATCCAAGTCATCGATGAGGTCTCCCGTGAATTGCAGAGCCGTGGCTGGAGTTGGAACACTCGCCGTAAGGCTAAGCTCACACCTGACACGAACAACAACATCTTTGTCCCTACCAACGTCACCCGAGTGGACGCTACGGATGTCAATGGGTGGAACGACCGTACACAGCGGTTCACCATTCGTAACTCCAAGCTGTTCAACATGGTTGACTTCACGGCTACCTTCGAGACCGAAGTGTATGCCGACTTGGTTTACCTGTGGGACTTCGATGACCTCCCAGAAGAAGCCCGTCGCTTCATTACCCTCGACGCACAGCACCGCTACATGAACCGTGTAGTAGGCGCAGACGCTGACATGGCCCAAGTGCAGGCTCAAGCCTCCCGTGCCTACGTCGCTCTAAAGCAGGACGAAGGTAAGAACGCAGACCGCAACGTACTCTGGGACAACCCGCTCTCTAACTACATCTCCTCACGTCACCTCGGAGGCTACTAATGCCCTACCTGTCTGATAGCATCCCCAGTCTAACTGGCGGTGTCACTCAACAGGTACCTGAGCTACGCATTCCTACGGCTGCTGACAGCGTAACAAACGCTTACCTCTCGGCGGTCCATGGGCTTAACAAGCGGCGGGGTGCTGAGCATATCGGCAACCTGACCAGCAATGCGCTCGGTACCTCAACCTTTGTACATACAATCGACCGTGACCTTGCTGAGAAGTATATCGTAACGGCAAACTCTGACGGCTCTGTCGAGGTTTTCGACCTCAACGGCACAGCCCAGACTGTAAATGTAGTAGGCAACGCCTCCACCTACATGACCTGTAGTGATCCCTCAGCAAACCTCAGGGCAACCACTGTGGGTGACTACACGTTCTTCGTAAACCGCACCAAGACTGTACTAGCGAACACTGTGGCTGACACACGCCCTCTTCTGGGCCGTAACGCCTCCTTCGCTATCGCTGGTCACTCTGGTGGTGGTAAGTACACTCTCGTGGTGGCAACTGACGTGGAAGACGCTGGCGTAGTAACAACATACTACCGCTCGGCTACCTACGACAGTAAGTCTCGTACGACTGGTACCTCGACCTCTACGGTCACTGCTGGTGCCCGGTCTACGACTACACCCTCGATTACCAACACTCACTCTCAGGCAACCTCTGATTGGGCAACAGGTAGCTCTACATCACCACAGTATGACAGTGTTACCGCTCAGGCGACTGACAGTGTGTCGGCGACTAACGAGAACGATACAACCACGCTCAACTCCATCAAGGATGCTATCTCCTCACTCGCAACTGCGGTGTCCGGTACGTCCTCCGTAGGTGGCCAGTCTTGGGTAATCTCAGACAACACTAAGGGACATGCTCACGATGCCGTGGGTGAACTCGGGTGTAACCGTGAGTTCTACATCGTATCCTTCAACGGCCCCTCAGGTGCCAACTGTACTTACGTCTCCTCCGTTGTCTCTGACTTCGAAGAGCTACCTCAGCATGGCGTAGAAGGCCAGCTGGTACGTGTTGCTGGTAAGAAGGGTCTCGCTGCTGACGATTACTTTGTACAGTGGAGCGGACAGGCTTGGCAGGAAACTGTAGGCCCTGACGCTCAGGAAACGCTAGATGCCGATACGATGCCTCAGGTACTCATTCGGCAGCCTAACGGTACCTTTGATCTCCGTGCGTACGTGTGGGAAGACCGGCTCGCTGGTTCGGCTGACAGTAACGAAAGCCCCTCCTTCGTAGACCGTGAGATCAACGACGTGTTTATGTTTCAGGGACGCCTCGGGTTTCTCTCTGGGGAAAGCATCTCGCTCTCTGAGAGCCAAGCGGTTAGTAACTTCTACCGCACCACGGCTATTCAGGTGGAGCAGGATGAGCGGATCGACGTGGATCTCAACTTCGGGCGAGTGAACGTTCTCTACGCTGCTACCCCTATTCGTAACCAACTGCTCCTTCACTCTGACAAGGGACAGTTCATCGTCTACTCACCTAACGGTGTCATCACAGGCTCTACCGTGACGGCTGCTCAGGTGGCGGACTACAAGGTGTCTACAGAAGTTAAGCCTATCGTTCTCGGTGACACAGCTATCGCTGCTGCCGACATCGGTACCTTCACTCAGGTTCGTGAGTTCTACTTGCGGCTCTCTGATGAACGTATCCTCGGTAACGACCTTACCATCGCTGTGCCTCAGTACATCCCTTCGGGTGCAAGTAGCATGGCCGTAAGTCGTGACCACAAGTTCATCGCTATCCACTCCACAGGTGACGCTGGTGCTCTCTACATCTACAAGTTCGAGATGGCTGGAGAGACCAAGGTGCAATCCGCATGGTCACGTTGGGAGATCGGTGAGGGGTCCATTGAGGGTCTGGCGATGTTTGACGACCACCTGTTCCTAGTAGCAGGCTTGGGAGGCGAACGTGAGCTTATCCGTATCGACATCCGAGACCAGAACGAAATAGAAGACAGGCTGCTCCTCGACTACGCTGTAACCCCTACAGGGTCCTACTACAGCGCTCAGGATGAGACGCTTCTCAACATCCCTTACGATGCCAACCTCCTCAACGTAGAGGTCTGGGATCTCTCTAGCGGTAACACCCTGCCGTACGACCGGATCACCTCTGGTGGCAACCTGTTCGTACCCGGTGACGTTACCTCAAATCTCTCCAACATCGTTGTTGGCGTGCAGTATGATATGGAGGTCATTCTCTCCACGATCTACCGGCGTATCCCTAAGAAGGATAACTCTGGCGAGATGGTGATGACGGATGGACGACTTCAGCTTCAGCACCTCAACGTAGCATACGCAGACAGTGTGTCCTTCGACGTGGACATTGCTTCTCGTGGCCGCCCTACACGTTCCTATGCCGCTGGCCCTCG